CCATTGCAACATTAGCTCTATAACTAGCCTCATTCGTGAAATTATGAGTAACATAAATATCCGTAACAGCCGCGTTAATAACGTCCATAATATTAGCTGTACCCGAAGGTAAACCAGCTAACATAGATCCAGCTACAAATGTTCTAGCATAAACTGTTGCTCCAGTTGGATTATCTCCAATACCATCTGAAAAATAAACACCATTTACTTTAAATAGGTCATGATTTTTTCTTAAATACTCTCTAGCTACAGATTCTAATTTAGCATAATCCGTTACAGATTCTTCTGTTAGAATTTCATACGCAGCTGCTTTTTTAGGAGTATTATATCTAGTTTCCCATTTAAAATCAATTTGTGGTTTAGTACCTCCTTCAACAACAAATGCATAACTTCCTTCTTTAGGTAACATTTCTGTATAACTAGATGCTGGTTTATTTGTACTTGTTACAGAAGCATAATTTAATAAATCATTATCATTCCTTAAATTAAAAGAACCTAATTGTGCGCCTAATACAGTTGGAACAGTAACTTCATCTGTACCGCTTCCTGTAGTAATATCTGCTACAGCTTTGTTTACATCTCCAAAAGGATTAAATTCAATTTCTCCTGATCCTTGTTTATAGATCTTTTTAATTTCATCACTTTTTTCAATAATAAACTCAGCAAATCTTTCTTCAAATTTTTTAGTCACTTTTTGTCTTTGTGAATCTATAAAATCTTGTAAAGTTTTTCCTTGTTCTTCAAGAGCTTTAATGCATTTAGCTACTTCTTCTTTTTCTGCACCTTTTTCTTTTAAATCTACCAGTTTTTCTTCAAGACCTTTAAATTTTAATTCTAAGCCTTGTTGAATTTTTTTTACTTCTTCGTCCATTTATTAAAACATTTTTTTATTAATAATTATTTTTTTTAAACCTATAAAGTGCTATTGCGGCTTTAATATATTTTTCATAGTGTTTTCACGGCTATTATACTTGCAGCCAGTTTTTAACTGCAGTTAAATAATTATATTCATAAGTTTTTAAATATTTATTTTTTATTGATTGTGTGGGCGTAACAAAATTTGATCCATTTACTACAGCGGATCCTTCTATGCATTTTGCTTCTAGTACAGCCCAAAACATACCTGCATTTTCAGCTTCTTTACTATTTATTACAGAAGGAAAATATTTTTCCCAATTTTCAAACTGTACTTGATAATCTTCATCATTAATACATGTAGCAAGTTTAATATATCTCATACCTACACTATGGTTATCTACGTGCCCTTTTGCATATTCATTAAACATATATGCGTTACGTGATTTAAGTATTTTAGATTCAAATACTAAAGCTTGTGTTTCTCCATCTGCTTTATATCCTAATTCTCTCCAACTGTAGTCTTTAACGTATACTTTTAAATTATCTCCATCGGAAATAATTTTATCAAAAGACATTTGATGTTCTTGTAGATGTTTAATCCTTTTATTTTCCTTTAATGATTTATCCCATAGTCCTTTAATATGAACATCCCAATGTGAATCAAATAAATTAACAGTATTAATAATTAATAGTGCTTCTAATTCATTTTTATCTAAAAGGCTTAAATCAGTGTTTTTGTTAACATTAAAATCGTCAGATATAATACTAACAAAAGACACTGAATCTGCCCTTTTAAGTTCTAATTTTTTTTTGTCTAAAATGATTTCTTCATTTGTTACAATAAAATCAAACAACTCTTTTTTTATAGCGAAATTAGGTATATTTAATTTTTCTTTGTTCATTTTTTTATAATTTTACCCTTTTCTAAATTTTCACGTTTTAAAAGTTCTATTTTTTTAAAATTATCCTTTTGATTTTTATTAAGCTTGTGCTTGTTGTCCTTCTCCATTTTGTTGAATTTTTATAAGTTCATTTAACTTAATAGTTTTATCAAATCCGCTATACTCTAAAGCAATATCATCAGGTAATCCTGCGTTTCTTAAAGCGGCTAAAGCTTCAGCTTGACCAGCTATACTTTTATATCTTTCTATTCTTGTAAATTGCATAATAGGCATATGCTCAAAAGACCCTTTTAAAGTATATCTATTATCAAGCATAGATTGAAATACCGAAACAGCACTATTTAAAGAAGCTTGCATCTCATTTTGCATATAAGAAGACATAGACTCTTTAAAATTATTATATGTCGTTTTTTTAGCTTCTAATGATAAAATATCCTTAGGTATATGTAATGCTGTATAAATTAAATTACCATCTACTTTAACGCTTTCATCTAATCCTAAATCTCTTAATGCTATATGTAATGATTTCCAATTTAAATTAGCTTTAGTTACGATACCTCTTTTTCTTGTAAATGATAAACCGTAAGTATTATTAACAAGATGTTCCATGTCTTGTTTCTCTTCTGGAGTTAAAGGAAAACCATCTTTAGTTCCAGTTATTAACTCTTTACCATTTGATTTTAAAATTATATTTTTAGCTATTAAACTATCATTAGTATTAATTAATGTTTGTTTTAACCCATCCATTCTGCTTTTAACTTTGAATGGATTTCTATTCATACAATTAGGCAAATCATAAAAAAACATTAGATCTCTAATTTTTATTCTTAAATTTTCATTATTAGCATCATAAATTATATAAAGATCTAATGTTTTATCATCTAATATTTTAGTTTTATAATTATTATTTTTTAATTCTTCAGGCCATTCAATTAAATTATAATCTAATATATATAATTGTTTGGGTTCATCAAACCCAATTATTTTCTTTTTATAAACTATACAAACACCTTGTGCTATTTGTATAAACATTAATGATTCTAAAAAATCTTGTGTAGTTTGGTATGGATTTGGTTTTTTAAATAACTCTAATAAACTATGATTTTTTGCTTTTTCTCCGGTTGAATTTTTCTCTATAAAAAATTCTGCTTGTGAAAATATTTTTGATACAAATAATATAGCAGGGGTAAGAATTGGATGATTTTGCGCTATTTCTAAATTGGTTCCTGATAAACCCCAATCTTTGAAAGATGTTACATCATAAAAATTCTCCCCGTTTATATTTCTTGTCCATGTTGGCCAAATAATACTAGGTAGATTAACTATCATGCGAACAAATATAGTAATTTAAAATAACATAAAAAAATTTTAAAGCAACATTTTTCACCCGTATTTGAAAATATTTTCAAATATTGCTAATTTTTTTATAATTTTATGCTTAAATACTTAACTAAAAAGTTAATTACGTATCTTATAGCATCCATATAATGATCATCTTCTTTAACAGGCTCATCTGTTGCTTTATTATATCTATCAACATGCCATGAATAACTATTATATTCTTGTTCTATATCTTCATCTGACACATAATAAATTGTAAATCCTTGTACAATGGTTATACCTGAGGATAAAGAACCACTGCCTTTTAAAGCCCCAATAGCCATATATCCAGCTCCAGTTAATATATCTATATATGATTGTTTAGCTGAATCACAAACTATTATACTTTCATTTTTATCTATAGATGGTATTTTTACTTTTACTATAGTTGGCAAAGATTCTGTTATATCTGTTAACGGCTTATAAAATCTTGGACATAAAAAAAATGTTCCATCTCCATCATATTTTACTTCAATACAAGCTGTAGGATGTAAAGACCCAAAATCTAAACCAAAATAGCTTTTATAATTTAATAAATTAAATTTTTCAAGAGTTATTTTTTTCCAACTATGATATATACGGTTAGGTTTTTCAGAACCAAGCCCTAAACCATATACTAACCAATGGTATACACTCGCTGTGCCTCTTTCTATATTTAATTTATGTATAGGAGGTTGATTTAATTGTGAAATTATATGCCCTTTATAAAATACTTCAGTACCAACTATTTCATAAGAACCAGGTTTCCATGGCTCATATGATTTTAATTGTTTTATTATATTAGGCGGACAAAAAGCATTATGTTCAAAATTAGAATGTATAAATACAGAATCAGGGTCATTTCTATATTTTTCTAACCAAAAATCTTTATGTGGATTATAATCACATAATACCCTATCTGCTGTTCTTTGTGTTATTTGTATATATACTTCTTTAGCAAATTCTGTTATTTCATTAAAATATGATATATCTTGAGCCCCCCCTAAAACTTTACCGATACTATCTGCTCCTTCAAATATTATTTCAGATTTAGTTGGTTTATAAATAAATTTTCCTAATTGTACATTTTGTTTAAAATTCATATATATATTTTCATCAAATAATATAATCTTTTTAAAATCCTCCATAACAGTAGCTCTACATGTTACTTTTGTATCACGCCAAACTGTTATTTTTATTCTTCTTTTAATCATTAACTCAAGCATTAATATTTGTAATATAGAATAAGTTTTACTTGAGCGGGAACCACCCATGCTAACTATTTGTCTATATTTGTTAGTATAAAATACTTCAGCTGTTCTAGTAAATGTTTCACTTACTTGTAAATTCATTTATTAAAATATATTTATAATCCATTTTATTAATTTTATAAATCCTATTATACTACATATTACCCAAAACATAAACCAAAAAAAACTTGGTTTTCTAATATCTAATATAAAATTATTATACTTAACATTCATTGTTTTATAAGTATTATGATCTTTAATAAATTCACTTGTTAATATAGCTTTTTTACCTGGAGATAAATTTGATTTATCTAAATTATCTTTAAAATCAGATAATTCTTTTTGAAATTTTTCTATATATTCTTCTTGAAGTCTTAAATATAAATCTATATCATTATTTTTTTTCATTTCTTAAATTTTTATCATTTGTTAATATAACACCATTCTTTTGTAATAATATTAAAGTATTATCAACACCAAATAATAAACACCATATAAATGATAATATAGCAATAACTATAAATGTTAATAAAAATCTTACAGCATTAATTAATATCATAACCAACTTTTTTCATAATAGGTTTAACTATATTTTTAAACTCTTCTAAATCTCTTATTATATAATATTTAAAACCTTCTCTTTCAACAAGTTTTTGCCATCTTTTTTGATTATCTGATTGATGACCATAAATATTCTTTAATTCAAAACAAAAAGTTTCTGTATCTATCATAAGCAATAAATCACTAACACCAGATATAACTCCCGTATCTTTAAATAATTTACCTTCAATAATTGATCTAGCTCCCCCATTAGGCACTGCAAATAATAATCCTCTGTATTCAACATATGTATTATGAAACCACATATAACATTCTTGCTGTATTCTATTTTCACTTTTATAAGGTTTACTAGGCATAAATTTAATTATTATATAACTCATTAATAATATCTGTTGCAAATTTTTTTGTAAATCCACAGCTAACTAACTCTTTAATTCTATAATAATTAGCTATTTTTTTACTCATCAAATAATCTCTATTTGTTAAATATACAATATTTTTTACTTTATTTAAAAAAAAATGTTTATTCTTCTTCATCATTTAATATTTGTTTATTTAAATATTTAATTTCTTTTTCTCCTTTTTCATTAATTATCATTTGTTGTATATTAATTATATTATCAGGCCTATCGTCTTTAGCTCCTTCAGAACGAATTAACTTTGGTTTAAAATGTTCTATTATTTTAATATAATTTCTTACAAAATCTTTATCCGGCATAGTGTCCATTGCTTCGATAAATCTTTTTGTAAATCCTCCAGAAATCATGTTACTTAAAATATCCCAAGAACTTTCTCCTGATGCTACTCTTTTTTCAACTTCAATTAATAATTCATTTTTATTGTCTTTTTCAATATCTTTATCATCGTGTTCATCTTTTATTTTTAAGTTACTTTTAGATAAAGC